GTACCGAGTAACCAGTAAAGAAGTGTGTTCCTTTGAACACCTCCTTTACTAGTTCGAGTGTCACTGAGTCAGAAGCGGCTGAAAGGTCAATCGTAGCATAACTACCAGTAATACTCCCAAAAAGAGCAAGCTGGCCAGAGATGCTTTGATCGTGTAGATTTACCCTATGTTTCCAAAATTGAGATTCTGAAAACATTGAATCAATGCTACGTCTCACGCCTTGCTGATAGAACTGAAGTTCTACCGGTTCAGCAGAGATACCTCGGAGCTTTTTCCAAGTCTTGGGTACAGAGATGAAGCGCGATGTCCTAGTGGACTTTTCGCTCATCAGCCAAGGACAATAGTCCTTTTCTGTACCTAGACAATTATGGTCCAGGAGATAAGCTATTCTACGATCACTACGTGTGTGCAGGTACTTTTCGTACCAGCATTTCACTTTGGGATCGGCAACAGCACCTGGACCATGTTGAGGAAGGAAAGACCCTAGTTTCCAGTCATGAAGTGTTTTTCGCGCAAGCGAATTCATTTCATTAAGGATACTGGCTACTTCATGATTATCACGAAGTGGCGAAGCAATAGATAAATCATGCTCGAAACTGATAAAATCCGCATTTGCGGTTTCTACCAGATCGGGCCGATCTAGTTCAATCTTTGACAGAAATGAACAGATCTGATGAATCCACTTAACGGCCTCCACATCCCCAACCTCCCCGTTTCTAACTCCGTAGCAAATGCTACGAACTAGAGACATAACACAGCCTAAATCATTAGGCACTAAGATCCCTTTCGGGAGGTCGCCTTTAAAGCGACTCGACGTTGATAACTGGTTTAAAAGCCAGTTGTCAATGTCGTCTAGGAAGGTCAGCAAACTTGTTAGGTTTACTGAGTCAGAACCGCAGAGAAACTGCATCTTCATGATGCGGCCATCTCTGCCGTTTGCTTCCTCTGGACGCAAGTCCATTAGTAGAGTGTTGATGTCGAGGAGAATCCCAACCCATAGTGTTAGACCATTGCAAATATTGTGATGGTCTTCACTTTGGTTGAGAGTGACGCAGTGGTTACCAATTAGGTAACTGGGAGTGATGGACAAATTTGTCCTCACTTGTGTTAGTTGTTTTACTAACAAGCTGCACCTCCTTTAGGTGAAGAGTTTCCGCTGCAGATCAAATGCCTGCAGGGGTAAGGGCGCCACGCATCTTTTCAGTGACAACAACTGGATCTCCAGTTGCATTGCAGAGACCTGCGTAAGTGGCCATAACGAGTGTTTCTACATCTGCCTCGGAAATATCCGAGTCATTTGGTAGTCTCAACTCAATACGAGCCACCATCGGCAATTGGATCTCCACGTCATTGACAGTTTTAGTGGCGATGGTTTTTAGTTCCACAAAGACAGTTTGTCCAGATGTGTTAGCATTTTGTGCTGACACAGGGACAGTGCCTTCGGCCAACGTTGTATAAACGTTTGCTATCTTGTCAAGAGTTACCTTTAAGGTAGTTTTCTTGTCAAGTGGAGCTACAATGTCAGTCATTTTGGCAAGCGACCCAGAATCAGAAATGATTCTGAAAGCCGTTAGGTAAACCCATGGGCTGAAACCTTTATCGATTTCAGTACCTTGGGCACCAGAACCGAAATTGAATGATATTGCCATACCTATACTCCTTTCGATGGTCCTTTAAAGGGACCATTGGACCTTGTTGGTCCGGTAGTTGACTATCGAACATAGTTCGATAGAAGTGCTAGTCCTTGAGCCATCTGGCTCACTGACAAGCCGTCGTTGGATTGGCCTGCAAAGGCGTCAAAGACGCCTAAGTAGTGATCGACCCTACGATCATACCAGGAATAAACAAGCGGGTCCAAAATCTGGACCGAATCCTTCAATCCGAAGGAGCTTATTTCACTCTCTGATATGGTCCACTGCACTTTGTACGATTGTATCCGAACTTTGAGGTATCGTGTGAGCACACTAGATGTGTACGCACTTATCTTAGTCAAAGCCGGTCCGATTTTAAGGAACCAATCAACAACGAAACTATATGGGACAAAGTCCCACAAGTTTCCTATTGACGGGTCCAGTCCTAGACCTTCTAGTGCCTGCCATACCTGGCTAAAGGAGTCATCTTTTAGCTGGAGGTGTAGTGTGCAAAAGTAGTCTAGATCGGCTTTAGTCGCATTCTGAACGATGGCTGTCGTATGACAGGCACCGCGTCGTCTCTCATTAGAGAAACGATATTTAGTAATCGACTTAACAATTGTACCGAGGTTG